TGGTCCACAAGGCGCACAGGGACCGACTGGTGTTCAAGGGCCCGCTGGACCAACTGGCGCACAGGGACCAACTGGCGGTACTGGTCCCACTGGTCCACAGGGCGCTCAAGGACCAGCGGGCGGTACTGGTCCCACTGGACCACAAGGAGCACAGGGGGCACAAGGAAGTGCTGGACCAACAGGACTTGGTTATTCAGGACTAACATCAACAACTTCTCTTGCAATTGGTACTGGAGCAAAAACATTTACTGTTAATCAATCTCAAGGCACCAATGCGTTTGTTGTTGGAGAGTATGTTCGTGCTTTTGGCGCAACTACGACCAATTTTATGGCTGGAAGAATCACAACTTATACAACAACATCACTTACGATTACTGTTGATTATGTTGGTGGAAGCGGCACATTTGCTAGTTGGACAATTACTGCTACTGGATCAATAGGTCCACAGGGAGCACAAGGCGCTACAGGACCGCAAGGCGCACAAGGCGCTCAGGGACCAACTGGTGCTCAAGGTGCTACGGGACCGACCGGACCAACAGGACCGTCTGGTGCAACAATCTTAGGATCAAGCAATACATGGACTGGACAAAACTATTTTCAATCAAATCTAGGAGGAACTTCTGGAAGTATAACTAGTCCACCTTTACAAGCATACTCAACTGGTAATAACTCTGCTTTTATGTCTTTTCACAAAAGTGCAGTATATGCTGTCAACTTTGGATTAGACTCCGACAACGTATTGCGTATCGGTGGTTGGTCAGCGTCAGCTAATCGTTGGCAACTTGATATGTCTGGCAACATGACTGTTGCTGGTAACGTAACAGCATCTTCTGATATCAAGTTGAAAGAGAATATAAAAGTTATTACCGATGCATTGAATAAAATTAAACAAATTCGCGGTGTTACATTTACTAGAAACGACCATGATGATAAAATTAAACTTCATGCGGGTGTAATTGCACAAGAAGTAGAGGCTGTTTTGCCGGAAGTTGTCTCGGAAGATAATTCAGGAACAAAAAATGTAGCATACGGAAATATGGTTGCTTTACTAATTGAAGCAATCAAAGAACAACAAATACAAATTGAAGAATTAAGAGAGATTATTAATGGCCAGTAATCAAGACTTCATCGTAAAGAATGTTCTAATAAAAACTAAATAAATCATTGACCTGCCAACATTTTAGGAGAAAATAATGGCTATTACATATACCTGGAAAGTCACCAGTCTAAAAACTAAGAATGAAGGTTCCAATCAAAATGCGGTTGTGCAAACATACTGGCAAAAGATTGGTACTGATGAAAATGGAAACATAGGAACATTTTCTGGCGCAACACCATTCACATCAACAACTATGCCAGAAGGAAATGCGTTTGTACCATTTGAAGAACTAACTGAAGAAGTTGTGCTTGAATGGATTAAAGACATTGTTGTTGGGTCTTATGAGCAACACGTTAATGGAAAAATTCAACAGCAAATTGACGAACATGTTAATCCTGTTTCCGAAGCACAAATGCCATGGGCACCAGCATCTAATACAGCACCAACAATGCCGTGATATATATTAGATAGTTTATTAATTCATTATAAGGAGTTTGACATGAATGATATGATGCAACAGCCACAACAAGAAGAACAACAAGTTACACTAACTGTTAAAACAAGTTGGTTAAACATAATTATAGCTGGACTGGAAGAAATTCCACACAAGTTTAGTAGACCAGTTATTGATTCTGTTTCTCAACAAGCAAGAACGCAGTTGGAAAATAGACCACAAGGACCATTGTCAACTAAAGTAATTAATTAATTATGAACGGCGAATGGGCCTACTTTAAAAGTAGATTTACTAAAGAGCAATGTGATTTCATTTTGGAAGAAGGACTAAAGTTACCTTCCAAAAAAGCATCTATGGGTGTTTCAGATGAAATATTTGATGATGATTACCGAAGAAGTGAGATTCGGTTTATTCATCAAGAACCCAAATTCCAATTTCTCTTTGATGAGATTTGGAAAATGGCAATTCAAGCAAACCATGACTTCTTCAATTTTCATATAACCAGATTAAGTTTTGTACAACTTGCTGAATATTCATCTGATATACAAGGTGAGTATAAAAGACACCATGATGTGTTTTGGATGAATGGTGATCCACACTTTCACAGAAAACTTACTTGCGTAATTCAGTTGACTGATCCAACAACATACGAAGGTGGTGATTTTGAGATGTATGATTTGTCTCAAAATTCTCCAGATAAAGAAGAAATAAGACAACAAGGTACTGCAATATTTCTTCCTTCTTTTATATCTCACGCAGCCTTGCCAGTGACAAAAGGAACTAGACATTCATTAGCCGTATGGATGGAAGGTCCTAAGTGGAGATAATATGAAAACAAATATGATTGTGATTGATGAGTTCTATAATAATCCAGATGATGTGAGAGAGTTTGCTCTTTCTCAGGAGTTTGATGTTACTGGCAATTGGCCTGGTACTAGGACTAAAACTTTTATCAATGACAGCACTAAAGAAACCATACAAAAAATACTCCAAGATGTATCTGGAAATGTTACAGATTGGCAAGCAAACGATGGTTATACAGGAAGTTTTCAACTAACCACTTCAATGGATAGAAGTTGGATTCATGCAGATTCATATAACACTTGGGCTGGTGTTTTGTATCTTACTCCTGATGCGCCACTATCTGGCGGTACAGGAATTTTTAGATATAAGAAAACAGGAAGCATGACCGAAGATGGCACAGATTTATCTGGCGTTACACAAGATATGACTAAGTGGGAACTTGTTGATAGAGTGGGAAATGTTTACAATAGATTAGTATTGTATCGTGGAAATAATTATCATATGTCGTTAGACTATTTCGGTAAAGACAAAGAAGATGGTAGATTGTTTCAGCTATTTTTCATAACAACAGAATATTGATATGAAAATATGCAGAGTTATCTTTTCCACAAACAGACCAGAATTCTTAATACCAACTTTAGAATCACATCAAAAATATATTGACTTTGGTGACCATGAAGTTTATGGTATATTCATAGATGACTATCCAAAAGATAGGAACGATAATCTAATTGTAGACTTAGCAAAGAAGTATGGATTTAATGAAGCAGTTCTTCACACAGAGAATCTTGGATTAACACCAACTTGGACTGAGTTATGGAATTATCTAGCTACACAAGACTATGATTACATCTGGCACCACGAAGATGATGTAGTTTTTGGTGAGCCAATCAAGATACAAACTTTGATTGACTTCCTAGAAGAAAACAAAGAGTTTTGCCAAATCAATCTAAAAAGAAATCCGTGGTATGATTTTGAATTGAATAAACCAGCAATCACATGGGAAGATAAATTCTTTAGAGAATACCGATATGATGTTCGGGATGACTACTTCTGGACAATGGCATCATTGTATCCATCTTGGGTAACTAAAGAGCCAGTGAAGGACGTTGAGGGATGCAATCTTGCTGAGTATCCAGTAATGAAATACTTCAAAGAACAGCATAAAATGAAGATGGCTATTCTTAAAAATCAAGATGGAAGTAATCTTGTGGAACATATTGGTGTGTATTCTCAAGGCAAAAGAGTGCTTGAAGGCGAGCCAGGATGGGAAGGATTTAAGTGGTTTGATCCTAATAAGCGATATGATTCAAAGACTGGTATCTTAATAGTATAAATAGATAATAAAACTATTGGGAACTATAAATGGCTAAACCCACAACCAGAGCGACATTCAAAGACTACTGCCTACGCAGATTAGGTCATCCAGTAATCCAAATCAATGTGGACGATGACCAGGTTGAAGATAGAATTGATGATGCACTTCAGTTTTTTGAGGACTATCATTTTGATGGTTGCGAACAACTGTACATGAAGCATCAGATTACACAAGCTGACATTGACCGGAGATGGATTTATTGCCCAGATCCAGTAATTTTTGTTACTGGAATTATACCATTTGACCAGTCTTCATCTTCTGTTAATATGTTTGACTTGCGCTACCAGTTGCGCTTGCATGATTTGTATGACTTTACATCCGTATCATATGTGTCATATGAAATTACCATGCAACATATCCGCACATTGAATCTATTGTTCTCTGGAACGCCTATGTTCAGATTCAATCGTAAACAAAATAAGATTTTCTTAGACATTGATTGGTCTAGAGACTTACAAGTTGGACAATATGTTGTTGTAGAATGCTATCGTGCTTTAAGACCAGATACAGTAACTTTGACTGGTACTTTGGATGGCACAACAACTAGCAATACCATCACAGGAACAGGAACAATATTTGACCAAGAAGTTCTTGAAAATGATTTCATTACATTATCTGACGGTCAAGTAGTACAGATTCGGACAATTAGTTCACCGACAAGTCTCACAATTGCAAGTAATTTATCATCAAATATTACAGCTAATACAGCAACAAAAGCTGGCGTTTCGGATGTATGGAATGATAAGTTTTTGAAGACTTATGCCACAGCAAAAATTAAATATCAATGGGGCACGAATCTTTCTAAGTTTGCTGGCATTCAAATGCCTGGTGGTGTAACACTAGATGGTCCAAGAATCATGCAAGAAGCACAAGCAGAGTTGGACAAACTAGAAGAAGAAATGTATACCATCAGCAGTATGCCTAGCGAAATCTTTGTGGGCTAAACATGCCAACGAATTTCTATTTTAATAATTTTCCACAACACCAAATAACCAGTGAGCAATTGCTGGTAGAAGATTTGGTGATTGAAGCTATGCAAATTCATGGCATGGATGTTTATTATTTACCACAGACTTCTAGAGACCAAGTAGACATGCTCTATGGTGAAGATACATTAAAAGAATTTCGTAGTGCTTATGGAATTGAAATGTATCTTGAGAATGTTAGCGGCATGGATGGCGAGGGCGATTTCATTTCTAAATTTGGTTTAGAGATTAGAGATGAGGTAACTCTACTAATGTCACGCAGAAGATTTGCTTCTTTAGGCACATCTTTGCTTAGACCAAGAGAAGGTGATTTAGTTTATATTCCTTTATTGAAAAACTTCTTTGAGATATCGTTCGTAGAGCATGAGAACAATCAAGCGATGTTCTACACACTAGGTCGTGGTCGTGGTGGTAATGTTTATGTGTATGCATTGAAACTAAAACAATTCGTGTTTAGTGAAGAAATTATTTCTACTGGTGTTGATGAAATTGATGACCAGATATTTGACAGTTACAAACGTGCTTCTCTACCACTTGCAAACACAACAGTATTTCCAGCAAGCACTGGTTCTTTTGTTCCTGGAGAAATCATTTATCAAGGTTCTTCATTAGCAACAGCAAACGCACAAGCTATTGTTCATTCTTATACTGCACATTCATCTGTTAACATTATTCGTGTACAAGGTTCTTTTGTTACAGGTAATGTTCATGGCAACACAAGTAATGCATTGAGAAGTGCTATAACATACAATGATGATACGCAAGTTGGTAATAGTATCTTTGAAGATATCGCAGACAATGTTAGAATAGAAACGGAAGCCGATGGTATATTGGACTTCACGGAACACAATCCTTTTGGTGAAGCCTGATGTTAAATAATTCACATTTTTATAATAGAACAATTCGTAAAGTAGTAGTTGCTTTTGGCACACTATTCAACGATTTGCTATTGGTCAGATACAATAAAGCGGGTACAATTGAGCATGAGAGAATGAGAGTTCCTCTATCTTATGGCGCAAAAGAAAAATACATTTACAGATTAACATCCGATCCAACTTTAACAAAATCTATTGCAACATACGTACCAAGAATTTCTTTTGACTTAGTTGCACTTGAGTATGATTCATCCAGAAAATTCAATAGCATCAATAGAAACTTTTCAACAAATGCTACAACAGGTGCAGTATCAGCACAGTATGCACCAGTGCCATATAACTTTGAATTTGAATTAGCAATCTATGTTAGAAACACAGAAGATGGAACACAAATTCTGGAACAGATATTACCATACTTCACACCAGACTTTACGGTAACTGTAGATTTGATTCCAAGTCTAGGTAGAAAATATGATATGCCAATCATATTAAATTCTGTTACACCACAGACAGAGTATGAAGGCGACATGTCTACAACTAGACTTATCATTTGGAACTTATCTTTCACAGTAAAAGGATATATCTTCCCACCAGTAAGTACTGTTGGTTTGATTGAACAAGCAAACACAAATATCTACACAGATTCAAGAAGCACTCTATCACAAAAAGTATACGTTGATTATGCCAACGGGTCTGGTGTTTTAGTTACTGGTGAAGTTGTTAGAAGTCCCTCTAAGAACAAAACAGGTACTGTTGTATACTTTGCTAATAATAGTGGAGGCACATTAGTGGTGTCAGACTTAAATGAGTTGCTTGAAGAAGATGATGTGATTGTTGGTGATTATTCTAATGCTACATATACAATAAATACCGTAGATTTGAATCCTCTAAAAACTGTTGCTATAGTTACCGTGCCAGATCCAGTATCAGCAAACTCAGATGATGATTTTGGATTCTCAGAAACGATTACAGAATTTCCAAGTACTTTGACTTAAAATAGGAAGTCTAAATGACAAAAAAGTTTTCTCAATTAACCGCTATTTCTAATGTTGGAGATACACCAGGAAATGTTATATTTGGCATTTCTAATACTGCAAGCGGAACATCAAACACTATATCTCTTTCTTCACTATCTGCGTATCTAGATTCCACCTTTGCTACAGATATTGCATCACAAGCAAACGTTGGCGCTGGTCTTATTACAGTAACCGCAGCCGGTCAAGCTAACGTTGGTGTTGAAGTGGCTGCAAGGTCAGCCAACGTAGGTGCTGGCAGAATTGCAGATGTTGCATCTGGTCAAGCCAACGTTGGTGCTGGTATCATTACCGTGACTGCGGCATATCAAGCAAATACTGGTACGGCCGCTTTAGCTGGACAAGCAAACGTTGGTGCTGGATTAATTACAGTTACTTCTGCATATCAAGCAAACGTTGGTGCTGGTAGAATTGCAGATGTTGCATCAGGGCAAGCAAACGTAGGTGCTGGATTAATTACAACTAAAGCCGCTTATGAAGCTAACGTTGGTGTTGAAGTTGCAGCCAGAGCAGCCAATGTAGGCGCAAGTGTTGTTACATTAACTAATAATCTTGGCAATGCATTCAATCAAGCTAACAGCGCATACACAGCGGCTAATACTGCATTGAATATTTCACAGAATATTAGAATTCAAGATTACACATTGCAGTTGACGGATCGCGGTGGTCACATCTATAGTACCAATACTGCGGTTCAAGTTATTACAATTCCCAATTCTGGTGTTGTTGCATGGCCTACTGGTACAGTAATTGATATTGTTCTCAATGGTAGTGGTATGATTAATGTTGCAACATCAAATGATGTTACCCTTTATGTCGCTAATAACTCTACCGTAAAAGGATATGCAAATGTATATCCACGTGGTTGGGCTACACTATTAAATGTTGGCGCAAATACTTGGTTCATCAAGGGGCAGGGCGTAGATTGAAAACTAATGAAAATCTATCCAACATCTTTGGAGTTCAACCACTCGCAGAAGACGAATCTTCTTTGATTGAAATTGTTCCAACTGATGTGGACTCGGACTTTGAATTTGCAAGAAACAACATTCGTGATTTAGCCGAGAAAGGTAAAGTTGCTGTAGATAATATTCTTATGGTAGCAAAAGCAACGGATCATCCAAGAGCATATGAGGTTGCAGCCACACTAATTAAGAATATGTCTGACATTAATAAAGATTTGCTTGAGTTGCAGAAGAAGAAAAAAGAGTTGTCACCAGTTAAAGAACAGACTGTGGTAAATGTGGACAAAGCAGTATTCGTAGGCTCAACAAGAGATTTGATTAAACAAATTAAACAGGTAGGATAAAATGGAACAACTAATCCAACAACTAAAGGTAATCTTGGGCACCAATTTTGCTTTGTATCTAAAATCACATGGCTTTCATTGGAATATTGAAGGTGCTAATTTTCCACAGTATCATGGGTTCCTTGATGGATTCTATAATGATGTTTGGGCACAAAACGATGTTATCGCTGAACACATCCGTCAGTTAGATGCATATGCGCCAGGTTCATTAGAAAGAATGTTGGAGTTAGCGGACTTGGAAGAATCACAAAACATTCCTATGGCACTTGCTATGATGACAGAATTGAAACGTGATAACGATAGATTCATCATACATCTACGTGCAGGTATTGTAGCCGCTGAACAAGCAGATGAACCAGCAGTTGGTAACTTCTTGCAAGACCTTTTGGGCGCACACCAGAAAAAAGCATGGATGTTAAGAAGCATTATTAAATAATGTCAATCGGTGGTTATTTAGGTAATCCAAAGTTAAAGCGGTCAGGTGTACAAGTTGAGTATACCAATGAACAGTTAATTGAGATTACTCGGTGCATTAAAGACCCAGTCTACTTCATTAAGAATTATGTAAAGATTGTTAACGTAGACTTGGGTTTGATTCCTTTTGATATGTGGAACTTTCAAGAGGATATGGTTCGTGGTTTTCACAACAATCGCTTCTCAATTGCAAAGATGCCACGTCAGGTTGGTAAAACAACCACCACAGCAGGTTATATGCTTTGGGCTGTTTTGTTTACAGATGACTACAAGATTGCGATTTTAGCGAACAAAGGCGACTTAGCCCGAGACATTCTTGGTCGTATCAAATACTCTTATGAATACTTACCTTTGTGGATGCAACAAGGTATTATGGAATGGAACAAAGGCAACATTGTTCTTGAAAATGGTTCTGAGATTTCTGCTTACGCAACAAACGCATCTGGTGTTCGTGGAGGAACATACAATCTTGTATTCTTGGACGAATTTGCTTTCGTTCCACAAAACATAGCAGCCGAGTTCTTTACTTCTACGTATCCGGTTATTTCATCCGGTAGAACGACAAAAGTTATTATTGTTTCAACGCCACATGGATTGAATCAGTTCTATAAGATGTGGACTGATGCGGTAGAACAGCGTTCATTGTATGTACCATTTGAAGTTCACTGGTCTATGGTCCCAGGAAGAGATGCCGCTTGGCGTGAAGAAACGATTAGGAACACCAGTGAAGAACAGTTCAGGCAAGAGTTTGAGACTGAGTTTATTGGTTCTTCAGCTACATTGATTCCTGGCGCTAAACTGAAGATGTTAGCGTTTAATAATCCAGTAGAAAAAGAAGAATACTTAGACATTTACGAAGCACCAAAGCCAGGTCATACTTACATGGCGATTGTAGACTGTGCTGAAGGCGTAGGTCTAGACTATTCTGTATGCTCAATTGTAGACGTTACCGAATTACCATATAAACATGTAGCCAAATTTAGAGACAATAAACTGTCAGCTTTCATCTTCCCAACATATGTTTATAATCTTGCTAACAAATATAATCGGGCTTGGATATTGGTAGAAACAAATAGCGTTGGTCAACAAGTTGTTGATATTTTACATTATGATTTGGAGTATGAGAACATCTTTCGTATTGAAAGTCACGATATCAAAGGTCAGCACATTGCTTCCGGCTTCAAGAAGGGCGCGGCCTATGGTGTCAAAACATCCAAGACTGTCAAAAAGATTGGTTGTTCCAATCTGAAAACTCTTATAGAAATGGACAAACTCCTTAGAAGAAGAAAAACATTTTGACGGTGAAGACCTCTGGACTGTGACAAAGCGCAGAGGCTATCTATCGTCAACTTTATAAAAACATAAATAGATAATACGATTTAGTTCTATAATAAAAAAAAGGAGAACACAAAATGGCTTTCCAATTATCACCAGGAGTTAATATCTCCGAAGTAGATTTGACAACAGTTGTTCCTTCTGTTGCAACTACGATTGGTGGTTTAGCCGGCGCTTTTACATGGGGTCCAGCTAATGAAATTACTATCATTAGCAACGAAACGCAACTTGTAGATAGATTCGGCAAACCAGACGCAAATACATTCCAGACATTCTTTACCGCAGCCAACTTCCTATCATATGGAAGCGACTTAAGAATTGTACGTGCTGTTGGAGCAGGCGCTAAAAATGCATCTTCAAATACAGCAAACACAGTATTGATTGAAAATGAAACAGACTACCAACAAAATCATTCTGCAAACAGCAGTATTGCATTCCACGCTAAGTGGGCGGGCGAATTAGGTAATTCTATTCGTGTTGAAATGGCGGACAGTTCTTCATACACAGGTTGGAATTCATATAAAGCAGAATTTGATTCTGCACCAGCAACTTCAACGTATGCCTCTCAACGTGGTTCAACAAATGATGAATTACACATTATTGTTATTGATAAAACTGGTAAAATTTCTGGTACTGCCAACACAATTCTTGAAAAATGGGGTTATGTTTCTAAAGCAAGCGATGCTAAGAATTCAGATGGCTCAAGCAATTATTATAAAGACGTTTTAAACTCTAGATCCAAATACATTTGGTGGGGAGGTCATGCCGCCAACACAAATTCAAACTGGGGCACGGCTGCAACTGGTGCAGTTTCATATAATGTTATATCTACTGCGGTTGCAACAGATTTTTCCGGCGGTGTTGATGATACACCAACCGCAGCTAACATAAACACGGCATATGACAAATTTGCAAATCCTGATGCGGTAGATGTTTCTCTATTGATGGCAGGTGCTACAATTGGCTCAAATACGCCAAACCATCTAATCGCACTGGCTGAAACACGCAAAGATTGTATGGTATTTGTTTCGCCTGAACAAGACGATGTTGTAAACAATTCTGGTTCAGTATCTACAACAGTAATTGCCACAGCAGGTACATATACCAAGTCTTCATACGCAGTTATGGATTCTGGCTACAAGTCTGGTCTAAATCGTGGTGTTATCAAGAACGTTGTTAGACTTGCTTGGAACCCAACTAAGGCTCAACGTGATGAATTGTACAAAGCTGGTGTAAATTCAGTTGTTACATTCCCAGGCGAAGGCACAATACTATACGGAGACAAAACTCTATTGAATCGCCCAAGTGCATTTGATAGAATCAACGTTCGCCGCTTGTTTATCGTTCTAGAAAAATCTATTACCAAAGCAGCCCGTTCTTCATTGTTTGAATTCAATGACGAATTTACAAGAGCCGCTTTTGTTAATATTGTAGAACCATTCTTGCGTGATGTACAAGGTCGCCGCGGCATCTATGATTACCGTGTTGTTGCTGATACTACAAATAATACAGCAGAAGTTATTGACCAGAATCAATTTGTTGGCGATATTTACATCAAACCCGCTCGTTCTATCAACTTCATTCAATTGAATTTTACCGCTGTTCGCACTGGTGTAGCATTTGAAGAAATTGTTGGAAGAGTTTAATAAATAGAGAGATAGGAGAAACTTAAATGGCATTTAACATTAACGAATTCCGCTCTCAGATGCAGGGAGATGGAGCACGCCCAAATTTATTTGAGGTAACGCTTCCATTCCCAGCATTCTCATTGCCAGGAAATGCACAAACTAAATTAAGTTTTATGTGCAAGACTGCTCAACTACCTGGTTCAACACTAGGTACTGTACCAGTTCAATACTTTGGTCGTGAATTAAAATTTGCGGGAAATAGATCCTTTCAAGATTGGTCTATTACAATTATCAATGACGAGGATTTTGTCATTCGTAATGCATTTGAACGTTGGATGAATGGCATTAACAGCCACAATCTGAACGTTCGTAATCCAGCAGCCGCTTCCCAACTAGGTTATACTGTAGATGGTGAAGTTCGTCAGTATGGCAAAGCTGGTTCTATTTTGAAGAAGTACAAGTTCATTGGATTATTCCCAACCGACCTTTCAACAATTGATGTTGATTGGAGTGCTAATGACACAATTGAAGAATTTACTGTAAATCTTACCTATCAATGGTGGGAATCAGTAGAGGACCTAGTAGTCTAAGTAAGGGGGGAGCTTCCGCTCTCCTCTTTTTTATAATGTAAAGGAAAAATCAAGTGGCTATAAAACTATTCGGCTTCACACTCGGTGAAAAAGATATCGTTCAGAAAGAAAATCCTGAACAGGCTTCGTTCGCCTTGCCGACGGAAGCATTGGATGATGGCGCAGTTACGATTACGCAAAATGCACACTATGGTACATATGTTGACTTAGAGGGTGCAGTTCGGAATGAATTAGAATTAATTACTCGTTATCGTGAAATGTCTAATCACCCAGAATGTGATATGGCAATTACTGAGATTGTAGATGAAGCAATCAGTCACGATGATAAAGGTAAAGTTGTTGATATCGTCCTTGACGAATTGAAACAACCAGAATCAATCAAGAAAAAAATCAGAGAAGAATTTGATAACGTTTTATCAATGTTAAACTTCTCAAACTTAGCAGATGATATCTTCCGTCGTTGGTACATTGATGGAAGAATTTACTTCCATATTATTGTAAACGAAAAGAATGCTAAAGAAGGCATTCAAGAATTACGATACATTGATCCACGTAAGATTCGTAAGGTGCGTGAAGTACAAAAAGGTCGTGATTTAAAAACTGGCGCAGACATTATTAAGTCTATGGCCGAGTACTATGTTTATAATGACAAAGGTACTACAGCACAAAATTATACAGCAAGTGTAAACTCAGGTCTAAGAATTGCACCAGAAGCAATCGTAAATGTTAACTCTGGAATGATGGATGCAAAGAATACATTTGTCATTTCATATCTACACAAAGCAATTAAGCCACTCAATCAATTACGCATGATTGAAGATGCGATTGTTATCTATCGTGTTTCCAGAGCACCAGAGCGCAGAGTATTTTACATTGACTTCTGGTTACCACGCCGTGAAGGTGGTAAAGGTACAGAGATTACTACATTACCAGCTGGTCAAAATCTTGGTCAAATGGAAGATGTACAATACTTTCAAAAGAAACTATTACAATCATTGAATGTTCCATACTCAAGGCTAGAGCCACAAGGCGGTGGTATGGTCGGTCTTGGTAGAACAACAGAAGTTACCCGTGATGAATTAAAGTTTAATAAGTTTGTTGTTAAACTACGCAACAAATTTTCTCAAATATTTGACCATGCTCTTAAGATACAACTATCATTAAAAGGTATTTGCTCACAAGAAGAATGGGAAACATTTAGAGAAGATATTTTCTATGATTATAGAAAAGATAATAACTTCACAGAATTGCGTGATGCTGAATTGTTATCGCAAAGATTACAAACACTTGGACAGATTGATCCATATGTTGGTCGTTATTACTCACAAGAGTGGGTAAAGAAAAATGTACTTCATTTGACTGATGATGAAGTAGAAGAAATGCAAAAGCAAATTGATTCTGAGCCTGCGCCACCAGAACCGGGTCAAGATGGTCAACCGATGCAACAGGATATGCAACAACAAGACCAAGCTACACCAGAACAATTTCCACCAGAAGATAACGTGACAGAAACAGGCTCAGCAGAATCTCCAACACCAGAATTAGATAGTGTGGTAAAGAGATTTGGAAGAGTAATAAATAGGTAATAAAGGAGTAATTATGGACACAAGACAATTTATTGATTTACTAGGCGCAGGCGAAGGCGCTGAGGCTAAGAGTGCATTAGAAGATTTGATTTCAGCTAAAGCATTTGAAGCACTAGAAACAAAGAAACAAGAAATTGGTTCAACACTATTCAATGGTAGAGAGCAAGAAGTAGAATTCCAAGAAGAACAATGAAATCACTACAAGAATTTAAAACCGTTGTTGAAGAAGAAAAGCAAGACTTTACAAAGTTTGATGCTTTAGTTCGTGCTGGCTTGGCTAATAAAGCACAGCTTCAAAGACTACACCAAATTCTTGGTAAAATGTCAGAGGAGAAACCAAACTTTTCTCCAGCTGACCGTGCTATCATTCAAAACATGTTTACCAAAATGGTAGATATGATTACAAATAATCCACAGATGTATCGTACTGCACGTAAAGCGGTATCTGAAGGACTATTAGATACAGCAGACTTCAAACTTGATGTTACTGGCAGAAAAGTAAAAGCACACAGAGTAAAAGTTGGCGATGCTTTGAACACATTACCAGCAGATAATATTAAAGAAGAAATAGAAATGATTGGTGAGGAACTCCGCAATGAGCCACCATTCGTATTGCTTTTGAAAAGAACAGCGGTAAGATTGTATCCTGGTAATCTTAGAGTTGCTACTTACCACAATCAAAAATTGAATAGAGATTTTGCTATTCCATTTTCAATTACTGGTACTGGTGATATTCAGTCCGAAGAATTTAGCAATGATGAATTCAAAGACCAGATTAAAAAGACACAAGATAAGTCTACTGGTAAAATAAAAGCTGATATTGCTAAAGGTGCTGTGCAAGCGGTATCTATTGAAGAAGCAGTTATGGATACTCTACACAAGATTGTTGCTGGTAAATCAGCACAGTCTGTAAAGTTTGCTACTGGTGAAACACGTAAAGTTGACCACTTCACAGCATCAGCTTTGACACAAGTACACAAAGCATTGAATGATGAAAACAAAAAGAAGTTTGCTGATATGGTACACAAGTCACCTGCACATTTTTCTAAAGCATCAGACTTTGCATTCAGTAAAGCTAAATGAAATTAATTGATTTAATTTTTGAAGGTAAACTTGTAGAAGCGAAAGAAGAACTTTTTAATCGCTTGAATGAAGTTGCATCCAAAAGATTAGAGGAAATAAAGAGAACCGTTGCGGCAGATATATATGAAGAAGTTGAAGTAATTGATGAAGCCAATATTCAACGCATGGGCAGAATCCAAAAGATTCGCCGTAGAATTAGACGCAACGCAAAGGGTAGAATTATTGTTCAACGCAATGTAAGGCGTTCAGCGATTAAAGGTTTTAGAATTTCTGGTAATACTGTTAAAAGAATTCCTGCAATGGCAAGAATCCAGAAATCAAGAAAGTTAAAGAGATATTGGAAAACTAAAGGTAGAGCAAAGTTGAATAGAACATTACTTAAAAGAAAAATGTCTTTGCGCCGCCGCACTTCAATGGGAATAAAATAAAATGGCATTTGAAATACTAAACACAGTTCGTTCAAAATCTACAATTCGTGTCGTTGGTGCAAGTGCCAATGTCCGTATTAATTTGAATCAACTGTCAACAAATACACAGAATGAAATCATTTCATCTGCATCTATTAATCAATTTCACTGGTCAACATCTGGTGTGATTGAAATTTATCGCGGCAATGATGCCACCGGAACATTAGTAATCCAAGTGTTCGGTGAAGGATCATTACCTCTTTCAATGTTTGATATTTCAATTGCTAACACATCAACTGCAAATATCTACTTTGTTAACACAGGCGCTGGTACAGCACTAATTGGTTTGACAAAGACCGCGACTTATGTAAGAGAACCAGATACAGGATTCCTAGTATGAAACTAATTACAGAAACAATTGAAGACGTTCAGTATATTACTGAAGTAAAAGAAAACGGAAAGAAAAACCTTTATATTGAAGGGGTCTTTCTAGTAGGCGAACAAGCCAACAAGAATCGTAGAATGTATAAGATGGATACACTACGAGAAGAAGTTGGTAGATATAACCAAGAGTACATTATGACAAATCGTGCTTTGGGAGAATTAGGTCATCCAGACACACCAACATTAAATTTGGAACGTGTCTCACATAAAATCATTTCTCTTAAAGAAAACGGTAATGTTTTTATTGGTAAAGCACAAATTCTTGAGACACCATACGGCAACATTGTAAAGAATTTTATTGATTCTGGTGTTAGTTTAGGTGTTTCCTCAAGAGGTATGGGTTCTTTGATTCCTGGTGAAGACGGTATTAATATTGTTGGCGGTGATTTCCGTTTGGCTACAGCCGCTGATATTGTTGCTGATCCTTCAGCGCCAGGTGCATTCGTAAATGGCATTATGGAAAACAAAGAATGGTTATTTGTTGAAGGACGTTTTGTTGAGGTTGATATAGACAGAACAAAACAAGCAATTCAAAGAGCCCCAAGAAAAGATGTTGAAAAAGTGGCTATTCGCCTCTTTGAAAATTTTCTATCAAAACTTTAATTATTATAAATAAATATACACAAAAGGAGATTCCTAATGGCTACAAATAAACTTTTTGAGGCGGCTGCTGAGATTCTTGCATCAGGCAAGGGTAAGAATGCTATGCCTCCAGAAAAGCTACCTGGCGAACAAGTTGATGCTGGCGGCCCAACCCCAATGAATGCCAAGCAAGACGATGACTCGCACAAAATTACTCCCGCATCAAAGAGTGCTACAGCACCTGCGACCAAGCCTTCTGCGGCTTCTGCTAAACAAGAAGAAGTAGAAGTTGAGGGTGAAGTTGTTTCAGAAGAACAAGTTGAAGAAGTTGAACTAAATCTTTCCGAAGATATCAACGCATTGTTTGCTGATGACAACACAATCTCAGAAGAATTCAAACAAAAAGTTACTACAATTTTTGAAGCCCGTGTCCTTGACCGAGTTAAACAAATTGAAGAAGAAACTGAATCTCGCTACGCATCTATGCTAGAAGAAGCAGTTGAAGCAGTTAAAGAAGACTTGACCGAAAAAGTAAATGACTATATTGCTTATGTGGTTGAGCAGTGGATGGCAGACAATGAAATCGCAATTGAAAAAGGCATTCGTGCTGAATTGACAGAAGATTTCATCTCTGGTCTCCGTAACCTATTCGCAGAACACTACATTGATGTTCCTGCAGAGAAAGTTGACCTCGTTGACGAAATGGCTACCAAGATTGATGAATTGGAAGGCAAGTTAAACGAGGAAGTTGAGCGTTCAGTACAGTACCGTAAAGAACTTACCGAAGCTCACAAAGTAGAAGTTACCCGTGAAGTATGTGAAGGTTTAACCGACACTCAAGTTGAAAAAATCAAAGCACTTGCAGAGAGTGTAGAGTTCTCCACAGAGGAAGAATACAAACAGAAACTTGAGACAATTCGTGAAAACTATTTCCCTTCTGGTGTAAAGAAGGCTGATGAAGCCCAACTTCACGAACAAGTGAATGACGTTGTTGAAGATAAGAAACAAGCTATTTCTTCCGATGCATTCGTTAACTCTATTGTTCAATCAATTTCAAAAACAACCCGATTTTAATTAAAACCCAAGGAGAACTCTAAATGTATCTTTCCGAAGACCTACAAAAAAAATGGGCGCCTGTTCTAGAACACAGCGACCTACCAAAAATTTCTGATCCATACAAACGTGCTGTTACAGCATTGGTACTTGAGAACCAAGTACAAGCTATGGCTAAAGAATCTGGCATGCTTAACGAAGCCGCACCAACAAACTCTGCTGGTACTGGTGGTTTCGGTAGCGGTGCTCTAGCAACTGGTGCTGTTGCCGGTTTTGACCCAATCCTTATCAGCTTGGTTCGCCGTTCATTGCCTAACCTAATTGCTTATGATAATGATTTTCGCAATGCGTTCAATCTATGGTACCAACACTCAGCCATCAGGTACAAATGAAGCCTTCTACAACGAAGCTAATACAAACTTCTCGGCTGCTGGTGCATCTCTTGCACAACAAACCTTTGCAATGAAGTCTGCTACATCTGACCGTCCATATGGCGTGTTTGATGCTAACACTTCTACTGGTTTGACCACTGCATCTGGTGAAGGTGACGCACTACAAGAAATGGGCTTCTCAATTGAGAAAGTTACCGTTACTGCACGTACTCGTCAGTTGAAAGCAGAATACTCAATGGAACTTGCACAAGACTTGAAAGCAGTTCATGGTCTTGACGCAGAAACCGAATTGAGCAACATTCTTTCTTCTGAGATTCTTGCTGAAATCAACCGTGAAGTTCTACGCACAATCTATACAGTTGCTAAAGTTGGCTGTAAAGTTGGTACAACCACAGTTGGTACTTTTGACCTTGACACCGATTCTAACGGTCGTTGGATGGTTGAAAAAGTTAAAGGTCTTGCATTCCAATTGGAACGTGAAGCCAACACCATTGCTAAGACAACCCGTCGTGGTAAAGGTAACGTGATGATTTGTTCTTCTGATGTAGCTTCTGCTCTTGCAATGGCTGGCATCCTAGACTACCAATCAGCACTACAAGGTCAAGTTAACCTAACAGTTGATGACACCGGTAACACCTTTGCTGGTACATTGTTCGGTCGTATCAAAGTGTACATTGATCCATATTTCGGCGCTAACTCTACTTCTGAGTTCGCAGTTATGGGCTTCAAAGGTTCTAACGCTTATGACGCTGGTCTATTCTACTGCCCATACGTTCCTCTACAAATGGTTCGTGCAGTTGATACCACAACCTTCCAGCCAAAAATTGGCTTCAAGACTCGTTACGGTCTAGTTGCTAACCCATTTGCTGAAGGCGCAAGCCAAGGTCAAGGTGCTTTGAATGTAGGCGCAAACTTGTACTACAGAGCATTTAAAATAACCAACATAATGTGAGTTTAAGCCTCCATTAAGAGGGGTACTTTAAAGGGGAACAGAAATGTTCCCCTTTTTTCGTTTATAAATATACATATGGCAACTACACCAACATCTAGCACTCCACTAAATCAGAATTTTTTACACCCAAATAAGTTTCAATTAACTTTCTCACGGGTGCCAAACATTCAGTATTTCTGTCAAGCGGTATCAGTACCTGGTATCTCTATGGGAGAAGTACCAGTGTCTACACCATTCGTAGAGAAATATTCTCCTGGTGAAAAAGCAATCTATGATTTACTTAACGTTACATTTGCTATTGATGAAGAAATGCGTTCATGGATTGAGATACACGATTGGATTCGTGCTATGACATTCCCGGAAGAATTTGAACAGTATAAAGAATTACCTAGATTGGCAAAAGGTATTGGTAATCCAAAGATGCCGCAATTCTCTGATGCAACACTTACCATATATTCATCGGCATACACACCATTATATCGCTTTAAGTTTGTTGATGTGTTTCCAACATCACTAGCATCTTTCATGTTAGCATCACAAGATACACCAGAAAACATTCTAACATCTGATGCATCATTCAGATTTACCTACTATCATATTGACAAATTGTTTTAATTGATGTATACTCCTACAAGGAGGAATTGTAATGACTAAACTTGAAGAATTGATGAATGAGTGGGATAAAGATTCCAAAATTGATAGAACAGAACCCGGTAAAGCACTAATTGATATACCACAGCTTCATAGCAAGTATCTGAACATTCTATCACGCCACAAGTTGCTTTGTAAAGAGGCTGACTTCAAATATTCCCGAATGAAGAAAATTAAATGGGAATACTATACTGGTAAAATGGGAGATGATGATTTGAGAAAGTATGGTTGGGCACCATTCCCATTTACTATCAAGTCTGAAATAACCACATACATGGAATCAGATGAAGACTTGAATAAATTTATAGCATCTAGAATGATACATGAAGAAATCGTTAATTGCTGTGAGTTGATTTTGAAAGAACTACATAGTAGAACATTCCAATTGAAATCATTTATTGATTATGAGAGATTCATTCAGGGTGCATAAATTATAAATGTCTGATTTAATTATTAGTAAGGTGAATGAGGCTTATATAAAGTTAGAGTGTGAAAAAAGCCTCGCTCAAGAAATATCTGACCATTTTACATTTCATGTTCCTGGGTACCAATTTACACCAGCATACAAGAATAGATTGTGGGATGGTAAGATACGCCTACTAGATTTAAGAACCTATAGCATGTATTATGGTTTGATACCATACATACAAAAGTTTTGTGATGATAGAAATTACAAGATATATTATTACCCAGAAGTTAACTTAACTAACAACTTCTCAATTAAAGAAGCTGAACAGTTTATTGAAACATTGAGTTTACCTATTGTACCAAGAGATTATCAACTATCTTCTTTTGTTCATGCAATAAGAAACAAACGCTCATTGCTTCTTTCACCAACTGCATCGGGCAAATCTCTTATTCTTTATTTGATTCTACGCAAGATTCAAGATGAAGACCACAAGAAAGGTTTGTTGATTGTACCAACAACATCTTTGGTAGAACAGATGTACTCAGATTTCAAATCATACGGATATGATTCGGAAACAAACTGCCATAAACAATACGCAGGTAAAGATAAACACACAGCCAAGTTTTTAACCATCACAACTTGGCAATCTATCTACAATCGTGAACCAGAATACTTTGAACAATTTGATTTTGTTCTTGGTGATGAAGCACATCAATTCAAAGCCAAATCATTAGCTACAATTATGACTGGTCTTACTGAAACAAAGTATCGCATAGGTTGTACTGGTACACTTGATGGTACACAGACACATAAACTTGTGCTTGAGGGTTTGTTTGGTGCTGTACTCAAAGTAACAACTACCAAAGAATTGATTGATAACAAACAACTTGCAGATTTTAAAATAAAGTGTTTGATTCTTAAACATGCAGAAGAAGTATGTAAGCAAGCTAGGTCTTGGGACTATCAATCTGAGATAGAATACATAGTTATGAATGCACAAAGAAATGCATTCATTAAAAATCTAACATTGTCATTAAAAGGAAACTCACTGGTTCTTTTTAATTTGGTTGAGAAGCACGGTAAAGTATTGTTTAAGATGATAGAAGCTGAAAAGGGAAATCGTAAAGTATTTTTTGTTTACGGAGGAACAGATGTTGAAGTCAGAGAATCAATTCGTGCTATTACAGAAGAAGAAAATGATGCTATTATTGTGGCATCTTATGGCACTTTCAGTACTGGCATTAACATTCGCAACCTACACAACGTCATCTTTGCTTCTCCATCTAAATCTCGCATTCGCAATTTGCAGTCCATTGGTCGTGGATTACGAAAAGGCGAGAACAAAGAATCAGCAGTCTTATTTGATATCTCAGACGATTTTAGAATAGGCAAGTTTACCAATTTTACCTTGAAACATTTTGTAAACCGTGTTACAATATACGAAGAAGAAAAGTTTACCTACAAGTTTTACAACATAGAGTTAAAAAATGCATAACGAAATAAAAATTCTAAGATTACAAGATGGCGAAGATATTATAGCCTCGTATCATATAGATGAAAGCAAAATGGTGGTAATGAATAATCCTATGACTTTGTTCTTTAAAAGAATTAGTTCTGGCAAGTCTATGGTTATGATGGCACCATGGTTGCCTTTAGAATTGATTGGAGAGAATACAGCTAAAGTGTATGAGACAAGCGTTCTTACAATGATTGAACCTAAGAAGTCGCTTGTTGATTACTATCTGAGTGCTGTTGAAGAATCTAATGAAATGATTCAGATGAGTGCAGATGCTATTGATGAAGCGTTGCTTAACGAATCTGATGATGATTACGAGGAAGGTGAGGGCGATGATGATGAATTTGAGCAGATACAACAGTCAATTAAAGACATAAAGAAGAACTTATTACATTAATTGCAGACCCCACAGGGTGTATTATACGCACGACACTGGCGGCTGTCAAGTGTTATTTTAGGAAATAATGATGAAAGAAAAACACTACGTAAACAATGCCGATTTTTTGAAGGCATTGGTAGATTACAAGACTGCATGTGATGCAGCCAAAGCGGAAGGTAAGGATGACCCTATAGTACCAAACTATATCGGCGAATGTTTCCTGAAGATTGCCAATCACTTGTCACGCAAACCAAACTTCATATCATATTCTTTCAGAGAAGAAATGGTATGTGATGGTATTGAAAATTGCATTATGTATTTTCGGAACTTTGATCCAACAAAGTCTTCCAATCCATTTGCATACTTTACACAAATCATATACTTTGCCTTTCTGCGGAGAATACAAAAAGAAAAGAAACAATTGTATGTGAAGTATAAAGCTACCGAACAGTTTGGTCTTCTGGATGAAGGTGAGATGTATGAAGATGTTGATGGTAATATGAAGCAGTTTGTTTTGTATGACAATCTATCGGAATTTATCCAGACCTTTGAAGCAAAGAAAAATGAAAAGAAAAAGACCAAGTTGAAAGTCTTGGATAAGTTCCTGGAAGAAGATATCCTAGACGAACAATTACCTGACAAAATTTAATTTATGGAGTATAATGATGCTAGTATTGCCTGATGATAAGATAGGTAAACCAATTGGTTTTACTTGTTCCACTTTTGACTTGTTACATGCTGGTCATATTTTGATGTTAGCGGAAGCTAAATCTATTTGTGATTACTTGATTGTTGGTTTGCAAATAGATCCATCGCTTGATAGACCAGAAGTAAAAAATAAACCTATTCAGTCTGTTGTTGAAAGATTCGTTCAACTATCTGCTGTTAAGTTTGTTGATGAGATTATTGTTTACCAAACTGAAAAAGATTTGGAAGACATGCTCATGTTCTTGCCAATTTCATTGCGAATAATTGGTGAAGAATACAAAGATAAAGAGTTTACTGGTAAACAAATCTGTGAAGACCGTGGTATTAGAATTTATTTCAATCAACGCAAGCACAGTTTTTCTACAACCGAATTACGTAAGAGAGTTGCTACAAAAAGCACCCTATGAAGATTGCTTTAATTAATGATACACATGCTGGCGCACGTGGTGATAGTTTATTGTTCAATGAATTTTTCTTTAAGTTTTGGGAAGGCACATTCTTTCCTTACTTGAAAGAAAACAACATCACACAAATTGTCCATCTCGGTGATGTTGTTGATAGACGAAAATTTATCAACTATGTCATTTTGAATTCTTGGCGCAAAAGATTCTTTGATGTACTTGAAAAAGAAAACATCAAGATGGATGTTATCGTTGGTAACCATGATGTGACATACAAGAACACAAACGAAATCAATGCCATGCATGAGTTGTTTGATAGGTATGATAACATCAATGTGTTTATTGATCCTGTTGAAAGAACTTATGATAGTCTTCCAATCGCATTGGTACCATGGATCAATTCATCCAACTACGAAAATTCACTTCAGTTTTTGCGAGACACAAAGTCGGAAATTGTCTTTGGGCACTTTGAGATTTCTGGTTTTGAAATGGACAGAGGTAATGTTTGTCACGGTGGTTTAGATAAGAAAATCTTTGACAGGTTTGATATGGTTCTATCTGGACACTTTCACCACAAGTCTTCGGATGGTACAATTCATTATCTTGGTAATCAATATGAAATTACCTGGACAGATTACAATGATCCGAGAGGTTTCCATATCTTTGATACCGAGACAAGAGAGTTGACATTCGTTTCAAATCCATGTAGAATGTTCTATAAGATTAGCTATGATGATGAATCACAATCGTTTGAGTATTGGAAAGCATATGACTTCTCGGTACACAAAGGCACTTATGTTAAAGTGGTTGTGGTAAACAAAACAAATGCTTATCTTTTTGATTATGTGCTTGAGCAATTAAACAAAGCTGGTGTATCCGATGTGGCTGTGGTAGAAGATTTTTCTGATACCACAATAGATGATGACCAGGAACTAGTTGACCAAGCGGAAGATACCATGACTATTCTTTCCAAGTATATTGATGGGTTGACACTTGATGTAGATTCTGATAAACTAAAGAATCTAATGCGTGAGTTATATGTTGAATC